GCCATCAACCAAGAGGCACCTGCCTACATGAGGGCAGCAGCTCGGCGTGGACTTGAGTATTACGAGCAAGGTCTAGCTGGCGATGGTGTCACACCTGGCACTATCCGAGAAGCTAGAGCAATGGCAGAGGGCACAGTCAGCGATGACAAGTGGGTCAGGATTGCTGCTTGGATTGCTAGGCACCTTGTGGACCTAGATGCCCCTGATGCCAATCCAGAGTCGGACAACTACCCATCAGCCGGTGTTGTTGCTCACTTGCTTTGGGGATCAGGCCCAACTAGGAGAGCTGCACAACGCACCCAAGACTACGCTGATTCAGTAGTTGCTAGAATCAGAGCAGAGGAAACTAACAGCATGGACAATAAAAACAAGTGGCTAGATGTAGCAAGAGCTATTGCCCTAAAGATTGACGGACCAAAGGCTCAAGAGTCAGAGGTAAGAACCAACACTGTTGACTTTGAGGTCAGGGCTGAGGGCGATGGTATGACCTTTACTGGCTACGCTTCTGTTTTCAATTCCCCATCACAAGACCTTGGTGGCTTTATTGAGTATGTTGCCCCAGGTGCTTTCAAGCGTTCCCTACAATCTCGCAATGAAGTCAAACTACTTTGGAACCATGACTCAGGTGAGCCACTTGCATCACTTAGAGGTGGCACCATGCAGCTTGTCGAGGATGAGCGAGGCCTAAAGGTCACAGCTACTTTGCCACAAACTTCCAGAGGAAAAGATGTTGCTGAGCTACTTCGCACTAAGGTAATTGACTCTATGAGCTTTGGTTTCAATGTCATCAAAGACACATGGTCAAGAGATGGGCAGACTCGCACACTAGATTCAGTTAGGCTTTTTGAGGTTTCAATCGTAAGCTTCCCAGCCTATGAATCAACGACTGCAACAGTACGCTCACAGCCAACCATCAACCCTGACCAGCTTGCCGATGCTTTGCTAAAGCTAGAGTCTGGTGAGGAACTAGACGAGGAAAACGCAAACTTGATTACTGAGGTAGTCAATAAGCTAAAGTCAAACCCAGAGGTCACCGAGGATGTTGCAGACAACGGCCTTGACTTGCTGGACCTAAAAAAGAAGCAATTTGACCTACTACTGAAAAGGATCTAAACATGGCAACCAAAGATGAAATCAAAGCAGCTCTACTAAAGGCAGCCGGCAACCCATCAGCAGGTATCATTAGAGATCTAGCCGATGACTTTGCTCAGGCAGTCTGGGAGCTAGACAACACAAACGCAAATAACCCAGCCAAAGAAGTTAGGGTTGTTGACGCAAAAGAAACTCGCTAACTAGTTTCTTTACCCCAGCTCGGTCCCCCTTCCTGAGCTGGGGTTTTCTTTTGCCTATAAACTTGTTGTTATCAGTTGAGTGTTAGCACCGCTGTGTCTGTTGAGTGTCAGCACCGCAGGAACCCCCTCAAATCAAATTATTAGGAGAATCATGTCTGACTTTATCAAGTCACAGATGGATGCTCGCAACAACCTCATCGCACAGGCAAGAGAAGTTCTTGACATTGCTGAGGCTGAGAAGCGTGGTCTATCCGCAGAAGAAAACCAAAAGATTGCTCGTATCGAAGCTGACATTGACTCAGCCGACACAGCTATCTCAACCGCTCGCTCAATCTCTGAGCGTGAGGCTCGTGCAGCAGAGGCAGCAGCTTCATTCGCACCATCAACAGCAGCAGCTAACACTGACGCTGACATCCTTCGCTCAATCGCATCAGGTGAAGTTCGTGGATACGAGTTCGCTCGTGAGGCTCGTACTCTAGTTCCATCCAGCAACACTGTTGGACAGAGCTTCTACGACCAGGTATTCGAGATTGCCCAGCTAGTTGGCCCAATGCTAACTGTGTCTGAGGTATTCAACACCACCTCTGGTGAGAACCTAGTCATCCCAACAGTGACCGCAACTTCATCCGCTGGATCTGTTGCAGCAGCAGGAACTATCTCAGAGTCCAACCCAACCTTCTCATCCATCACTCTTGGTGCTGAGAAGTATGGTGCTCTAGTGCAGGTTGCTCAGGAACTTGTGACTGACGCTGGATTCAACATCACTAGCTACATTGCACAGCAGCTTGGAACCTCATTGGGTCTACAGGCAAACTCAGTTCTAACCACAAAGCTATCTGCAGCCGCTGGCTCAGTAGTGACTGGTGGAACCGGAGTATCTGGTGCAGCTTCCTACGAGAACCTAATTGACCTTGTTTACGGCATCGCAGATGGTGCTCGTGTGCTTCCAGGTCTAGGTTTCCAGATGGCTAAGTCAGGTATCGCAGCAGCTCGCAAGCTAAAGGATGGTGCAGGTAACTACATCTGGACCAACTCAGCAGTCCCAGGACAGCCAGCAACCTTGCTTGGCTACCCAGTGTACGAGAACCCAAATGTTGCAGCAGTAGGAACAGCCGCTAAGTCGGTACTGTTCGGACACCTACCAAGCTTCAAGGTTCGTGTTGCAGGTGGTATTCGTGTTGACCAGTCAGCCGACTTCGCTTTCAACACTGACACAGTTACCTACCGAGGCCTAATCCGTCTTGATGGTGGACTAACCCACGCTACCCACATTGGGTACTTCAAGGGTGGAGCAAGCTAAACCCTTAGCTCAAAAGCTGACAAGCCCCAAGCGTGTAGGTTCGCTTGGGGCTTGTCTTTTGCTAGGATTATCGCAACAGAGAGAGAACCTACATGAGCAAGAAAAAACTAAAAGGCACAGTATCCGTCTTTAGCAACTCACCAGGACAGCCAACCGGTTATGGCCAAGCTACAGATGCCTTAGTCAAACTGCTAAAGCGTGATGGTGCTGATGTTGCTGCTTTGTCTAACTATGGCAATGAGGGAATCAACACAACCTACAAGACCGAGTACGGCGACATTCCTGTCTATTCCAGAGGCTCTGAGGCTTACTCAAATGATGTGGCTCCAGCTCACCATAAGCACTGGAAAGCAATAAACAAAAAGCAATCAGATCTAATGATTACCCTTTACGATGTCTGGGTCTTGAACTCTAAAGGCTATGACACTATCCCGATTGCAAGCTGGACACCGATAGATCACAACCCAATCCCACCAGGTGTATTGAAGTGGTTGCAGAAGGAAAATGTGACACCCCTTGCTATGAGCAAGTTTGGGCTAGAGCAGATAAACAAGGCTGGTGTTGAGGGCCACTATGTACCTCACAGCATTGACACCAAAGTATTCAAGTTTACTGACACCATTGAGGGTCAAAAGGTTGACGACTTTATGGGCTTTGAGGATGGTCGCTTTGTTGTTGGCATGAACGCTGCCAATAAGTCATCGGGCATCTTGCACCGCAAAGCCTACTCAGAGAATATGATGGCCTTTGCTATGTTTGCTCGAAAGCACAAAGATGCCATGCTTTACATCCACGCAGACCCAAGCTCACCTCATGGCTGGAACCTTATTGCACTGGGTCAGTTGCTAGGTATCCCAGTTGACAACATGACCTTCCCTGACCCACTTGCCTACCGCTATGGGATGTCCCAAGAAACCCTTGCAGGTATCTACTCAAGCTGGGATGTCATGCTGGCAACAAGCTATGGAGAGGGCTTTGGAATACCGACAGTCGAGGCACAAGCAGTTGGTGTGCCAGTAATTGTTAGCAAGTTTGCTGCTAGTCCTGAGCTAGTAGGCGATGGCTGGGTTGTTTCAGGTCAGCCACTCTATGATCCAGCACAGCACTCATTCTGGACTATCCCATCGGTGCCAGAGATTGTTGAGGCATTAGAACAGGCCTATGCCAGAGGCAAGGGCAAGTCAGCTAAGGCTGTTGAGTTTGCACAAGCCTTTGACCATGAGAAGGTCTGGCAAGAAAACTGGATGCCAGTGCTAAAGAAACTACTCAAGTGATTCCAGTCCTAGGTTTTGCAACCCTAAAAAGGTTTGACCTAGCCCAGAGGCTACTTGACTCTATTGACTACCCAGTCGAGCATCTTGTCATTGTTGACAACTCAGGCACTAACACCTGGCAACCTAGCCAGCCGGACAAAGTAAAGAACCTCTGGATGATTAGAGTTCCCTTTGGTCTTGGTCTTGTCGGTGCTTGGAATCTAATTGTAAAGTCAACACCCTATTCCCCCTACTGGGTGCTAGTCAATGATGACGCTTGGTTCGGTGAGGGTGCCCTTGAGATCATCGCTCAAGATGCTGACCCCGATGGCTTGAGCTTCCCCCACATTGTGCCTGACTGGTCCTGCATAGTCTTGGGTCAAAAGGTAGTTGAGCAGGTCGGGCTTTACGATGAGCGACTGTATCCGCTTTACTTTGATGATGATGACTATGAGAGGCGAATCAGGAACTCTGGCTTATCTGTCAAAAGGATTGAGGCGATTGTCCATCACAACAACAGCTCTAGCTTGCAGGGCAACGAAACAAAAAACAATAGGACTTTTCAGGCCAATCAACGGCTCTATCAGTCAAAGGTTGACAACAATGATTACAGCGAGGGCAACTGGTCACTCAAGATAAGGCGTGAGAACTCGTGGGCTTAGTTTATACAGGTGGCACCTTTGACCTATTCCATGCCGGTCACGCTAGATTCTTACAACGCTGTGCCGAGCTTGGGCCTGTAGTGGTATCTCTAAACACCGATGAGTTTATTGAGGAATACAAGGGCAAGCCACCAGTCATAAGCTACGCAGACAGAGAAGCTGTGCTGCTTGCTTGCAGGTATGTTGACAAGGTAATCCCCAACATAGGTGGGACCGACAGCAAGCCAAGCATCGAGGAAGTCTGGCCCGACATCATCGCCATTGGCACAGACTGGGCTAGGCGTGATTACTACGCACAGATGCAGTTTGACCAAGACTGGCTAGATGAGCGAGGTATCGCCTTGATCTACATCCCATACACTCAAGGCATCAGCTCTACAGCCATCAAAGAGCGTATGCTTTTTAGGAGATAAGATAGGACTACTATGGCAATAACCCAAGGATATGCGACTCTCGCAGAGGTCAAATCCTCATTACGCATTACAGACAATGTTGATGACTCATTACTGGAAACAGCAATCGAGTCTGCCTCAAGACTTATTGACGGCTTTACAGCTCGAAGCTTCTCTAACGCTGGTACGGCTGTCAGGAACTTTGCTGCCACCGATGCCATCAACCTAATCATTGACGATGCAATCACAGTCACCAAGGTTGAGTCCACCGATGAGATTGGCGACACCTACACAGAGTGGGCTGCAACCGACTACCAGCTTGAGCCAGTAAACAGCAGAGCTGATGGACTGTATTCCCCCTACACTGGCATCCGAGCTATCAACACTTACACTTGGCCAGTTGTTGACTACCAGGCACTTGTAAAAATTACTGGCACTTGGGGTTGGTCATCTGTACCAACTGCTGTAAAGCAAGCCTGTGTGA